GGTTTTTATCATTGGTATTTCTGCCTCGCATTTATCCCGGATACTTTTAAGAGTTTCTTTATTATTTAATATATCGACCCAGTACTCTGCTAATCTTTGATCTTTTACTTTGTATACTTTATCCGCTCCAAATTCTTTTACGGCTTCCGTATATACTTTTGAATTAGTTCTGTCGGCTTCAATAAACTTTAAAGAGTAAAACTTTTCTGGTTCTAAATATAACCAATGTACTAAACTTCCTAGCCTTAAAGCCTCGCTAGATTTCTCTTTCTTTCCTTTTAATTGTTTTAAGAAGTTTTCCGGGGCGTTTAATAAATCTTTTAAACTACTTGCGCTAAGAGCTTTAGTTATATTTAAAGTATTATAATAGAATTCGTCGTCGTACATATTAGCTATGATCTCTTCTATAGCCCAGTTTTCTCCGTTTAATAATGTTATCATAGTTCTATGTTATCAAGTTAATTTTTTTATTTTGTGTATTAATAATACTCGTTATATCGTAGAACGTGTGAATGTAAACAGGTTTGACTTATGTCATTGGATCCATCAAAATTAATAGGAGATTTTTTAATTAACTTTACATCAAATAACTCGTAATGATACTGTTTTATTTTATTATCAAAATTAACCTTTTTAACTTTTGCTTCAAATATAGCTTTAAATCCGTTAAAAAATTTTATTGTTTGTTGTTCAAGATAGTGTGAATTTTTCATTGTTCTTTGTTTAAAAAGGGGACTTTCGCCCCCCTATAATGTTAGTTTCCGTAAATGTATTCGTCTGAGAATTTTCTTGTAATACTTGAAATTTCGCTTTCTAATCTTTTATAAATAATCCAATTGTCATTAGTCTTTATCGATAATCCAATAGGGTTTTTTTTGTAATGTTTTTTTAAAGATACTTTGTTATTAGTAATAACATTTTTAAGTAATTCTAATTCTTTTTTTGTAACTTTTAATGTGTATGTATTTTCCATTTTGTTTATTTTTGTTAATAATACTCAAATATAAACAAATAATTTAAACATACAAACATTTTATTAACTTTTTTTTTGTTTCTTTTCTAATGCTTCTATTTTATTTAAAGCAACTACTAAAGCTTGTTGAACTAATTTTAAATCGTATTGCATTTTAACTAAGGTACTTTCTTTCATTTCTTTATAAATTATCTTTTGATTTGCCGTATTGTTTGTTGTCCATTTATTTAATAAGTTACTCATTGTTTTTTTTATTTCTTATAACGTTATGTTTTATATACTTTACTATTTCAAAATATATCATTCTCATAATAAAACATACAAATAATATCTTAAATAATAATACTAAGTAACCGAATAAAATTTTAAATATTAGCATTGATACGAATTTTTAATTTTTCTATCTCTTTCTCTAAATCTTTTAATTTACCCTCCGCCGATCTTGCTCTTATTACCGCTCTAAGTTTATCCGATCTATACTCCTCCATTGATTGGTCGTATAGTCTTTCGTTCATTATAAGGTTATTAACATAAAATCCGATTTCTTGCCAACAAAAATACATATCATTTAAAGCTATGTTTTCCGGCTTTAGTTTTTTATTTTTAATAATATGCTCTCCAACTAAATTATAGTTTGTTATATATTCTAATTCTTTTAAATTGTTTATTTTATTATTCATTTCTTTGTTTTAATTTGTTCTATAATATCTCGGCATCTTTAACGTCGAGCATTGCAACTTCTTTAGGTATTTTCTTTGTATTACTAAACTCGGTAGTTTTATTATGGTATTGAGTTTCCCACTTTGGATCTACAAGATATAAATTAAATTTAAATACACCTTCCGGAGTATAATTAATATATAAAGGAATGTCTAGATTGTCGTTACACTTTTCTATCATTGCGTCGTACTTCTTTTTTTCAATTAATAAAGTATCGTAATGTTTACTCCTACATTTTAACTCTATTCTTACAAACGTAGCCGGACTATAGCAGTCCCATTTGGACATTTGTTTTTTAGCACGGACTAGATCGGGATAGTAAAACGATTTAAGATATTCGAATAAATCTTTCTCTTTCATTATGCGTACTCTTCAAACACTTGTTTAAGTTTAGCGTGTACCCCATTTATAAAACAAGAACTGCAGCCGGTTGTACCCGCTCGATCATTAAATACTCTATTATATATAACAAGTAGTTCTAATTGTATCGGAGGAGTTATTTTAGGAGGAGGATTTTTAAAGTAATTATCTAAGTAAGAGTGTTCTTTTTCGGTTAAACAGTTTATTTTCTTACTTGGAAACATCTTGTTTAAAGTATCTTTTCTTTTGTCACATCCGCAGTCTTCTCCTAGTATAAACTTTGCGACTTTAGCAATTCCCGTTTTGTCTAAAACTTCTTCGACTTTGTCTCCTAAACCTTTAGAGGCATTTTCGTAATTCTTTTTATATTCTCGATAAGCTTTACTTCTCTTATCGCCTTTGAAATCTTCCATAATTATTTATTTTAATAGTTCGTAATCTTGATTTTTATAATCTTCCCAGTCTTCTTTTAGATCTAATTTTATTTCGTTTTTAACATTCTTTAAAGTATTGAAGATACTTACCCAGCTTATATTTGTCTCGGCGGCTATCTTACGTATACTTAAATCGGTTTGAGAATATAATTTAAATAGTTTCTTTTCATACCAATTAAACGAGTCTACTTTATCGTCTAGTAAATTAATAAACTTATCGTATCCTATTTCCTCATCCATTTCGTTACTGTCCGGTATTTGATAAAAAAATCTTTTATCGTCAATACTTTGTATCTTAACTTTTTTCTTAGCATTGTAAAATTGAAACTGAACACTACGCAAAGTAAAAAACATATATCCCCGGTTAACTTTACCGTCTTTAATAATACTTTTTTCATCGGTATATTTATAAAGTATTAGGTAAGTCTCTTGCACGATATCTTCGGCGTAGCTAGAACCTCCTAAACTATTAACTATTTTAATCCAACTCTCGTGCTCTTTAGCCACTATTTCTAGCCATTGTGCGCTCTTACCCATATCACATTAATACTTATTACACCTAACAAACATTGTAAGGTAAATTCATCTTCTACGTCGTACCGTTCTTTGTGATATAATACTCCTAACATAAACCCGACTATAGGGCTAATTACTACTTCAGCGTTTTTTACTTGAGCTATAATTATAAACAAAAAAGCAAACCCCAATAAAATAAAAAATAGTATCAAAATGCTAAAGTTTCTTTTTTTCTATTTATTAATAAATCTTTACCCATATATTCGAAGCCTACATTATTAATTTTCATTTTTATTTTTATAGGCATATCGTGCGGTGTAGGTCTGCCGCCGGTTTCGTTCTCCTTTATTTTTAAAACGGAAATGTTACTATACATCCAATCGCTCGAATGAGAAACGTATCTATGAATACAAATAGTGTCGTCGGAACGGTTACCCCATTTACCGCCACCTTCAACGTCTCCAATAGATAAAGGTTTTGGCAAGCCTTGGTACTCGTGCCCCGCTTGATGGACTTGTCTTAATGCGTTTGTTACCCCGTGACAATTTAAAAACAAAGTTGTGTTTCTTTTTTTGGCAAATAATCTGAACTCGCTCGCTACTTGATAATCGTAATCGTGAGAGTTACCGGTTAACTTTTGTAAAACCGGATCTTTACTAAGACTATTATATGGATCAATTAACAAAGCGTCGTAGTTCCAAGCGTCTTTAATTTGGTTAGCTTCTTTTAAAAGGTTCTTATATGTATATAATTCGTCTACGTCTATAATTTTAAAATGATTGTTTGCCCATTCTACTGCTACTTTAATTTGGTCGTCGTTTGCTTTTTGGATTGGTAAGCCCATTTTAAACTCTATTATTTTTCTTAAAATACTTTGAGGCGTGTTCTCGCTTGACCATATTAAAAATTTAAGATTATGCTTAACCGCCCAAAGAACAAACAAATAAATTATACAAGTGGTTTTGCCAACATTTGCGTGCCCGATTATTAAACTAAACGATCCATATTTAAATCTAAAAAATTCGTCAATCTCTGGAATTCCTATTTTTAAGCCTTCTTTAATTCTACCGTATTTAATATCTAGTATTTTATCTTGTAATTTGTTTGCTTGTGCTATCATAAACTTTGTGGTGTTTTATTGTATTTCAATTCCGTTTTTCTGTTTTGAGTCTCCGGCTTTGGTATATTAAACCCGGTAATATGATTTACTCTATAATTCCAAAAATCCATAGGAAAGGGATCTCCTTCTTTTAATGTCTTTAGCATATATAAAAATAAAGGGGGCTATTAACCCCCTAATTAAATTAAAAAGGTGCGTCCGCCGATATTTCTTCTCTTGCCGGGTTTTGGTCTTCGTTGCCTACTTGACCAACGGTAGCGGCTATTTTCCATCCGTTAATACTATTATAGTATTTTCCGTTATACTCGTTACCCTTTATATTAATAGATACAACTACCGGACTCCCTACTTTATATTGAGTAAGTTGAGAGATTTTATCTCCCATAAAGTCGATTGCAATATCTTGAGGATAAGTATCGTTTGTTGTAACAACTATCTGTTGTTTACTCCATTCGTTACCATTTTTTTTTGAAGTTCCCGTTATCGTTTCTCCAATTAATTTTAACGTTCCTGTAATTTCCATAAATTTAGATTTTATTATTTGATTATTGTATTTGATTTTATAATACCCAGTTTTTACTCTACAGCCCAGATAACTCACTTCTTATCGCTTTACTCATTTTAAATTTAGCTTCTATAGCTTCCATTTTACCACCTCCTTTTATATGAGCTATTGCCTTATTGTATTCCGGAGTATCTTTATTTAACCAAGGTTTATCTTCGTCTTTAATTGCTCCATTAGATACCGGAGCTTTATTAACGTTAGTAAGTCCGCTCGCTATATTTGCGTCGTCGTCTACCGCTTGAAGTCCTAAAAGACTTGCTAAAGTATATCTGCGGTAATAAGTTATCGCCGATCCTAATTTTTGTGGGTCGTTTATTTCCGGTAATTTTAAAGCGGATATAACTCCTTGTGCGGAATCAATACATATTAATTTCGAATAAACCATATCCTCCTCTATTGGTTGTAATAATAAAAGTTTATGTTTTTTAAAAAGCGGTTGTAATTGCTTAATTAAAGAATTAATATCGAAATACTTTGATTTATAAAACGGGTTTTTAGCGTCTTTACTTATCGTTCCGATTTCTTGTTGTAAGTTAAATAGCTTTTCGTTTATAGATAAGGTAATTTTTTCTTTAGTTGCCATTGCTTTGTATTTTTAATTGGTTTAATAATTGTTTGTTTTCGTATTGCAGTTCTAAGATCTTACCGTAGAGTTCTGCCTTTGTTTGATTTTCCATAGTATAAAGATACGAAAAAATAATTAACAAAAAAAAGGAGCAACATTTCTGCTACCCCTTTTCAAACAAAGAACAAATTAAACACAAAGAATATTATAATAGTTTTTTTAGTTTCTTACTATACGTCTCAATCATTTCTATAATATCGACGTTTGAATATTTTACTATTTCTTTACTTTTCAAATATAACTCTTCTGCTAGTCTTTTTCCTAAAAAAATAGAATATTTATACTGCTCTCCATATTTAAAGACATTGCAGCCGCAGCATTGAGGCTTTACATTCTCTTCTGACCATCTCGTGCTGTAATGTTTTCTACTCATAAAGTGCCCCGCTTGGATTTCTTTCCAAAAGAATACTTTAGAGCAAGTAATACAAACACAATTTTTATCGTTGTCCGCATTGCTTAATCTTATATATTGACTAAATACCGCATCAAGTTTTTTTATTAGTTTACTCCTAGATGGTTTTTTAATTTTAGGCATCCATATGACTAATTAAATCCGTTCCTAACTTTTCGTCTATTCCTTTTATTTGTTTATAAATGTATTTACTATCGGACTTAACTTTTTTTTTCTCTACGAGTTTGGAGTCAATTCCCAGATTCTGGTACTGGATTGCGTCAAGTTCTAAAAGTTGGTCGGTTCTTTCTTGTATAGACTTATTAAAATCAATAGCTATTTTTTCGGCTAATCTTCTTATAGTAAAATCGTCTGACATTTATTTAATTTAATAATTAATAATTTGTTTTTTTAAAAAAACTTTAAAATATATATAACGTAATTTTCCCACTACCCACCAAAGGTATTTAGTTTTTTTTTAAGAATCAAGTATTTATATAGAATTGTTTATAACTACTATTCTATTTCTTATTGATGTTTATTATTGCCAAATACTTTTTCGACTCCACGGCTTCCGAAATATCCTCCAATCACGATACTCAGAAGCCCGGTTATAGAATCTAAAGGATAGCCTAAATACCATCCTATTACATAACTTACGGTTAAGAATACTAAAGTTAAAGGTCTAACGTTTGAAGATAACCAAGAGCCGCTCCTAGCGTCCGCCACCCAGCGTCTTGTAGTTCCGTCTATTTCGGCTCGCTCTATATCAAGTTTTTTTAACGCTATTTGTTTATCTCCTTCGTTCATATCGGAGCCTCCTATAATAGCTTTTAAGACGCTTCCAACCGCCGTATTATCAGCAATAGCTGAAACAACGTTAGGAATTTTAGAGAGTAAAAACTTACCCACTACCGTGTCTTTTATTTTTTTCTTTTCAGGCATAATGTATTACCTACCGTGTTAGTAAGTCCATACGGAGTTCGGTTTGCTTTCGTCCGTGTCGCAGTGTATAAAGGTTTTCGCCACGCCCAGTCTTTTAAACCCCGCTTTGATAAGGGAATTAATAATAACGTATCTTTGAGAGCCTCCTCCCACGGCAATATCTGCGGCTTTTCCGGTAAGATGGCTGGAATTAATAACGCCTCCCACGGTTTTATTGTGTTCGATGCTCCGGTATCCTGACGTAATTTTATACGGAATCCCTGAAATTTTACGTGCATCGTTGAGCATTCGCAAAAAATTAACATCCATATTAACACCGCTACCCGGGAGCGTTGGATCTTCAAACTCTTGTAATTCAAAATAAGACATTTATAAAGTTATAATTTTAATTAAAATCAATAGTAAGATAGTATAAATAAAAATAACTTTTCCTTTATTATAAATGTTATTACTTTTAAAGTTATTTAAAGTCCAATCCGCTATTTTATTTATTGTTTTAAAACTAAATTTTTTAATTTTATTTATTGTTTTTTTTACTATCATAGTCTAGGGTTTCTTTTAGCATAATTCTATCAAACATTTCGTCCTGATTTTTAAGCATTTCTTTTTGAAGATTTATTATTAATTGCTCGTATTCGTCTTTGCTCTTAGTTAAAGATTCGATAGTTTGCTCTCTACTATCTAGTTTGCTTTTAAGAGCGTTAATGTCGTCCGGTTTTGAGCCCGTTATAGTACTTATTACCATCGCTAGAGAAGCCGAGAGCGTACCTACTAACATCATTACCACTTCTTTATTAGAGTCTAAGACGGGGTATTGTATAAAAACGACTACTAGCCCCACAATGAAAAGAAAGATAAGCAGGGCGCCGCTATAATGCCTCAGATCTCTTGCCACTCCATTCTTTGGTAGATTCATTTTTTCAGCTTATTATAAATTGATATACCCGTGTATGCTATTGCTAAAACTAAACTAATTGTTTGTAAGGTAGGATTTGCTTTACTTAAGTTTAAAGCTAAAGCAAAAAAATTAAAACTTGCAATCTTTAACTCTTCCATTTTATTCTATTAAATCCCAAATTTGATTTTCTTCATTCCAAGAATAAAAATCTCCATCAGTTGGTTTTGGTGTTGGCGGTTGCCAGTCATCTTTACTATCTAGTCCCCAAGACTCAAAAGGTTGTGGAGTTATAAATTTATCTTTTTCTGAATTGTAAGTATATCCTACTCCTGCATATTGTTTCCTAAAATTTCCATTATAAGAAGTTTGCACCCATTGAGCAAAACCAAAAACAGAATTTAAAAAGTCTACTCCTTTAGATTCATTTTCTTTTTCGTTTTCGTCAAGTAAAACAGAGTTATTTATTACGATAACTTGTTCAACTATATTATCCAAATTTATTTTTGCAAAATGTGCCATAGTTTATGCTGTATAAGATCCCGAGCCTGTAAATATTAATATTGTATTACTTCCGCTTGTTGAAACCGTTGGCGAACCTGCCGAACTTCCAGAATAATTTGCGGTTGGAATTTTAAGTATTACTACTCCAGAACCACCTGTACCGCCTGCTCCATCACCGCCACCGCCACCGCCAGAACCAGTACTAGTACTTCCGTTTCCGGGTGATGAATTTGGTTTAGCACCGCCACCGCCACCGCCAGAACCACCAGAACCAACACCGTGACCATTAGAACCATTTCCACCACCGCCACCACCTGCACGAGTAATACTGCTTCCTGTAATATTAGAACTTGCACCAGAACCACCATTAGCACCGCTTGAGCCAGTAGCATCAGATCCGGCAGCTCCTGCGCCACCGCCACCACCGCCAAAACGACCACCGCCACTAGGTGCATAATTACCATTACCACCTAAATTTCCCTGTACTGGATTTGTTGTTCTACCACCCCCATTATTATTATTTCCAGGAGTAATACCCGCACCACCACCACCAGAACCACCAGTTTGTCCTGCAGTTGGTGCAACGTTAGTACTTCCGCCTGCGCCACCACCTGTTGATGTAGTTTGGTCAAATGTTGTATTATTGCCATTAGATGGGGGAGTAGAACCAGAACCACCTGCCCCAATAGTAACTGTATAAGTAGTTCCACCATTAAGTGTGAACGAAGATACAGCCCTATATCCACCTGCTCCAGCAGCACCACCACGACCGTTACCGCCTGCTCCACCACCTGCAATAACTAAATAATCAATATTGTAATCTACAACTGGAGCAGCCGCAATGTATAGTCTATTTCTTAAAGCCATATTTTTTTTTTAAACCGTTGTATCTGAAACGTATGCCTGTACTACATAAGCAAATTTTGCATTGGTTGAATCGTCTAAACAGGTTATTTGTAAAAGATTAGTTGAACCACCAACATAATTAATTCCCCCAACTTTATAAAAAGCTTCAGATGTTCCTGCATTTGAGTCAAGGGTTATTGTTTGCGCTCCTGTTAAATTCCATATATCAATTACTTGACCCGCTTTAAAATTTGTAAAATCAAACTCAATACCACCATTTAAACTGTTAGCCATAACAAAAATAGCTGCTGCTCCCCAATCTATAGTAGTTGCTCCGCTTCTATTTGTAACAGAAGAAACCGCTGTATATCGATTCTCGAGTTTATCGTGTGTAATATTATCGTTTAGAATCTTTGCAGTAGTTACCGCATTAGAAGCGACCATATCCGCAACAATTTGAACCTCTCCAATTACTCCCGTACTTGTTGAACCTAATACTCTATCTGCTGTAGCTAAATTTTGCATCTTAGCGTAGGTAACCGCATCCGCTGCAATAGTTAAAGCTCCCGTATTTGCTAAAGTTGCATCTCCCGATACCGCTTTATTTATAAAATCCGTTCCGTCAGCTACTAAAATATGTGTATTCGTTGCGGCGGCTGCATCGTCAAATAGAGAAACTTTTGCCGGGGTTGCGGAGTTGGCTCCTAATTGAGTCGAGGTTATTCCTCCGGCGGTTAATGATATATCGTTTGTACCTACTGTTATTCCAGTTCCGGCTCCTACCGTTAAAGTTACATCTCCGGCGGTACCTCCTCCGGTCAAACCGTTTCCGGCTGCAACGCCAGTAATATCTCCTACATCGTTTGCGATCCAACTAAAAGAACCGTCTCCGTCGGACTTTAAAATATTTCCATTTGATCCGTTACCCGATACATTTAAGGCGGCGGCTCCTACCGAGTTGTCCACAAGTTCGTCTGCGCCTACGGAATCGTTTGCCATTTTATCAATGGTTACGTTGTTATTTAGGATTTTATCCGTAATTACTTTATTTGCTCCTATAGAAACTACTCCGGCGTTTGTCATTGTAGCATCACCACTTAAAGCGGCGGCAGTCATTCCGGTACCGTCTCCTATTAGGATTTGTGTAGTCGCTAAAGCCTTTTCGGTTAATACTCCGCTACTATTTGCATCTCTTACTAGAATAGAGTTAGCGGCGACGTTTTGCATTTTAGCGAAAGTAACTCCCGCATTTGCTAACGAAATAGTTACCGCCCCGGTTGCCGAATCTCTTACGATTGGAGCCGTTGCCGTTATACTATTAACATCTCCTGCGTCGTCCGTGTACAGTTCCGTGAAATTAGAATTGACTTTTATAAAACTGTCTCTGATACTATCACCAGTATTGTCGTTGGGTACAGAACCTACCCCTATAACTTGTTTAGCCATTTTAGTTTATATTTTTTTTATAATTGTGTTGCATCCGCTTTATATAATGTTGTATCCGCTAAAAACGGAGTTCCAGAAATTTGGGTTAAATCAGCCGTTAAAGGAAAGGTACTCCAACAAGCCGGAGCCGAAATATCCGGTATAGCCATAGTTGAATAAGCCGGATCTTTTCCAAAACCGCTATCGGTTATCATTGAGCAATATACTTTACCCCAGTTTATATTGTTAGCCATATATATATAATTAAATTTTAACCTTTTTGTTATATAACTTATTTAAATAGTTTTTTAATTTAACTACGTTTATTTGTTTAGGCTTGTATTTTCTTATTTTAATCATAAAACCCATCCGCTAAAGTCCGCACTTTTATCCGGGTAAACGTCAGAGTTATTATTTGTATAATATTCCGGGTACCGCGTAGAAGCAAAAAAAGAAAAATGGTCTATCATTCTATCCGTATAATATTGCGCCGTAGTTCGTTCTTTTTCTATTAAAAAGTCTATCTCTTCTTTACTAACGCTTTCGCTATTTTCGCTAGTCCCTTTAAAAACTCCTTTATTACTTATAGTATAGGCGCTAAAAGGAATAAATTCGACCATCGCCCAATGAACTAAGCAAGGTTTTATATGAGTCTCTACTAGCGTCTCGTAATGCCCCGATAAATTATCTGCGATTATATGATTTGAAATTTTATCGTATAGATCCGTACCTATATAATTTTGTATATGTATATTTTGAGCTATCTTCACATACTGTATAAATTTATCTGTATCAACCTCTCCGGATACCGAAGTATACTTTACTATATCTTTTCTAGTTACAAATAGTGCTTCTGCCATTTTCTTATTTATTTACAAATCCTTGGTTAGGCATATCTTTTGGCTTCATAGATACCTCTTTTTCGTTAACCGGGTTAAATCCGTCTTTTCTTGCTTTATTAGTCGAAATATTAGGATCTAAGTTTGCTAAGTTTCCTTCGGTTTTTCCTTTAAAAGTTTGTCTCAGCCATTTATGGTGACAATTACCACCGCCTTTATAAAGCCAGATACTGTACGTATCGGCTCCTCCTTCTCCCCAGCCTTTGTTTACGGGTTTATTACCCATCGATATAATGTCTTCTTTACGATATAACTTATTGGATCTTGTCATATCAACACAAAATTTTCGACTATTTGCTGAAGTTTGATCGGGACTATACTTATAACGTACTTTAAATTTAACGCCTCGAACCTCTTTATCTTGTTTAGATTTTGAGTTAGGTTTAGCGGTTCCAGTAGAAGCTAATCCAATCATTTTATCTAAGGCGTCTTCTTGTTCGTAATCTACTTCTCTTTCGTCTACTAATTCCCATTCGTCTAAATTTTCTTCCTCTCCGAATTCGCTTAATAAATTAAACATTTCATCGTCG